CTCCATACCGAGGCAGTAATAGAGCCAGCGTGGGTTGTGCATGTTGACCTCAAAGGAGCCACCTTGGTTGACAAAACGACCGGGCACCTGCACAGCAACATCGCGACCAAGACCAACAACGTGATAGCGCTTGAGGTCCACCTTCGTCTCGGGCAACGTCACAGCAGCCGTCAGACCGACGAACTGGTCGAGCAGCGAGCGCTCCGTCGAAGCGTTTGCGTTGTCGTTGTGTCCTGAGTTCACGTCAACGCTGGGCATCGCAAGCGAATGGAAGATGAGCGCATCCCCAGCAACGCTATCTGTCGCCTGCGTCGTGTCGAGAGCGGGTGTCACCGTGAACGTGTTCTTGGTCTGAGCGATGACCGTGAAGAGTCGCCCATCGTCAGGCGTGAAACCACCGCTTCCATTCCCAACAATGCTGACCTTGACACCGACCAGCATACCGATGGGCACCTTCAACACACCCCCACCAGTGACTGCTGTGCTTGGGGAGCCATTTCCGGTCAACGTGATGACCGACGTTTCATCAGCAGCAGTAACAGTCGTGGCGGTGAAACCGAAGGCGTCACCGAAGGTAAAGGTTTGATTGCTGTTCGTGGCGGTAGCGGCAGCACTCAACTCGAAAGTCGTGGTGTTCGTGATGCTGGCAACAGTCGCTCCTGCTGGAACACCGGTCCCCGTCACAGTCATTCCTACCCTGATGTTGGCCGTGTCGTTCATCGTCACCGTCGCATCGGTGTTGGTGGTGTCACACGTCGCGTCAGTGAACGTCCGTGTGGAGTAGTTGTGGTCCAGCCGAAGTGCAGTCTCGTGTCCGAAGGACACCTCAGTCAAGTCACCCTTGTAGACAGTCGACGGCATGTTGGCTCACCTTATGGCACGAGTTCCGCAAAGATAACAACTTCGATTTGAAAGGTCATGCGGAATAGGCTCTTGGTGCGGTCAGACAGGTCTGTCCGCGTTTTGAATACCAAGCGGTCGAACGACACTCCGTCGCCCTTGCGCTTGGTGTGAATGAGGCGACGCACCTCGTTTTCCATCGCTTGCATGTGCTTGCGCCCACGCATTGTGCGCATGTCAACGGTGATGTTGATGCGCGTCGTGACGAAATCATAGAGCAATTCAGGCGCCTCTTCGTTGTGCGCCGTCTCGTAGCACATGACGTAGTCCGACTTCTTCATGTCGAGGCGCTTTCCACGCTCAGGATTGACGGTGGCGATGTCAGCAATCACCGGCTTGATGTTGCTCGTGTTGGCGCGGTTCCAGTCCTCCAGCACAGCGATGACTGCATCGAGGCCTTCAGTCCACGTTGCGACCATCACTCCACCTCCCTTCGATACGCCTTCTTGTCGAGAGTGACATTCCCTGCACTGACTGTGAGTTTCTGCTTGACGAGGTCGGGGGACTCCGTCAGCATCCGCTTATCGACCCTATCCAGCGCTGCGTTAAGAACGCTCTCGTCCGGTTTGCGCCCACGTTGCTCATAATCGCCCGACTCGTTGCGGTTGATGCCGTCCATCCCCAGTTCCTGTTGCTCAACGGCACGGCGGTAGTTTCCGTCGTGCTCCTTGACAAACTGCTGGAGTTCAGCCTGCACCTTGGGGTCGGCCATGTCTTTCGCTGCTGCGTTAAAGAGGTCATCGAGGAGGTCGCCAACCATGCGCTCACCTCACTCAAACAGAACGATTTCCTGATACCGTGGGAGGATGCGGTCAATCTCAGACTGCAGCAACTGCACCTTGGCTGAGAGGTCGATGTTGTTGGTCCCTTCAGGCAGCAGCACGCTGCGGTCATCGGACATGAGCAGGTCAATGACCACCATCTTCGTGGCGACCTCCTCAATGGCCTTCTCCAAATAGCGCTCACCGTAGATGTAGGACACCTTGACGGCATTCCACTCGAAGAAGGGGTATGAGTTGTTGAAGTAAATGATGCCCATGTCGTGGTCGAGCCACCAGTCCTTGAAACGGGCGTTGTCGCCACTGGCGCTCCCACCCTGCAAGTCAAGTTGCAGCAAGTGTTGGCTGATGTTGCCGCTCAGTGAGCCGAGCGAGCCGATGACCGCCGTGCAGTTCAGGAACTTGGTGTCCGACACTGCGGTGTAGCGGAAGACGTTGGTGCCGTCTGTCGCGACGCCTGCCTTGGCGAAGCCCCCAGTCGAAGTGACCTGCACGTCGTCGGTGTCCACAACGGCGCTGAAGGCAGTAGTCTGCTGTGCCGTCTGTGAGATGCCGATGGTGCTGTCGGTGCAGACAAGACTGCAAACCTCACCGGCCTTCGCTTGACGCATGCTGGTGAGTTTGACGATGCCCGTGCCGTATTCAGCATTGGCTGAGGCGAGGAACTCGTTGTGAACGGCCACGTTCGACGTAGAGCCTTCGAGGGTGAAGGCGGGGCTGAACTCAACAGACGCCTTGCTGACGCGGTCTTCCTTGTTGATGAGGTCCGCAAGGTTCTGCGCGGTAGTCGTGGCGTCAAAGTCCGTGCGCCACTTGGTGGTGGTGGCCGTAGCAGCAGAGTCCTTCTCCGCAGTCAACGTCACGGAGGTCCCGTTTCCGGGTGACAGAACAATGGAGCCACTGATGGCCCGCACGTCTTCAGGAATCTGCAGTCGGGCTTCAGCGCCGCAAATCTCGCGGTAGTCGTCACCCTGCCACAGTTCCAATCGCAGAACCTGCTGCACACTGCGGAACAGAAGCGGTGTAGTGCCGACATAATCGGTGTAATATCGACGCCTGTATGGCTTATACGTGTCAAAATTGATGAACTCTGCAGCAACGATGTAGGGACGCCACGCTGTGTGCGTGATGTTGTCGATTTTGTCTTGCACTTCACGAATACGTGCCTGCACAATCGCCTTGGTGACGCCGCGTTGTCGACCCACCTTGGCGTTGGTGAACGATGCGAGATTCTGCACGTAGGCGTTGTCTGCCGCCTCAAAATCAGCGTGAGTGAAAGAGCCGGTGAACTCCAGTTTCACACCACTGGTGCCACCGTTGCTGATGCCGGTAATCTCCTTCTCAACACCAAGAGGGTTGGCGTCGCTGTAGATGAGGATGGTGTCGCCAACCTCAGTGCCGCAGCGGCGGTAGTCTTCGCCAGTGATGAAAACGCCATCGCTCACAGAATCAGCAGACGCGAGCACAGGCTCCTGCGGTCCGATACCGAGGTAGTCAGCCACCTTCTGCGGGGTGGTGTAGACCATCGCAGTGGGGTCGAGAGGGCGAGTCTCAGGCTCACCGGGGTTGAAGACGACGGGCATTACTCCCTCGCCCCCTCATCACGATGGCCGAGATTATACTCCATGGGCTTGCCGCAGGAGCCGCAGTTCTCACGCCACATGAAGTGCAGCATGCCGCAGTGCTTGCAGCGCGTCCCTGAGCCGATGTTGAGAACGTCGCCAATCTCGCTGTTGCGGTTGCGCTGCTCCCTGACCACGCCCTTGAGCGGGTCATCAGGGTTCACCATCTCGGGTGCGAGAGCCACGTCGGAGCGGACAGCCTGCTTTTGCATCCGGCTGATGTCATCGAAGTCGATGCTCGCCAGTTCAAAGCCCATACCCATCACGCTCAGGAAGTCGTCACAATGATGTAGATGTTCCCGAGGATGAGGTGTGGGTCAGCCGACACACAAGTGTTGACGTCAATGGCGGCAACAATCGCTGCCTCGATAGCGTTGCGCTTAGTCGAGTCGTTGAAGTCCGCTTGCGGGAAAGGGCCAAGAATGGACACAGTCGTCGGCACTCAATCACCGCCTTCAGGAGCGGCGACCAATAGCAACGAAAGTCCCTGCCGTAGTGGTTTCACCAGTGAAGACGGGCGCAATCGTGATGGTCGTGTCGCTGAAGATGGCGGTGTCAATGTTGGATGCCGTCACAGCGGCGTAAGAGGTGCCGTTGGCGACGTCCACGTCTTGATGCTTCGCCGTCTGCACAGCGCTTGGGTTGACGATAACGCCGTCAATGCTGGCAAGAAGGCCACCAAGTTCGATGGTGGTGTCTCCGGCCTCATAGGAGCCGGTCACAATCATGCGGTCGCCAAAGTAGGTCGGTCGGGGGTCAATCGTCACTGCCATTTTCACTCACTCTCCGTGGATTCTTCTTCTTCAGATTCAGCGGACTCGGCCACCATCTCTTCAGTCTCGGCCACACCGTCAGGACTCATAACAGTAGCGACGAGTTCGAGCAGTGTAGTCTTGGTTGCGTAGCCCTTGGGCTTGATGTCATAGCCTTCGAGCCACTTCTGAATGTCCTTGCGGGTCCAGCCGTCGTCGGGGATGCCGTCGTTGCCGGCGTCAACCGTTCCAGCCTCGGGGGCCTTCGGCTCCCAGCCTTCGATGGCGTAGTGGCTCATGTCGAGCCTCGGCATGTATCGGTCAAGCCAAGCAGCCGTGACCTCGCGCGTCTCGCCGCGAATCCAGTTCGGATGCGACGGGTCGATACAGCGCTTTTGGAAGCGGCGGCCAATGTAGGTGATGGTGGGCACTTAGGCCACCTCACGAGTAGAGGACCATCAAGTCAGCGACGATGTCGGCGGCTCCACCAACAACGTGAAGCGTGATGGTGGTTCCACTCCGCGAGATGTCAAGCGCCATGTTGTTGCTCGTGTGAGCGTCGTTGACAGGCGTAGCGTCGTTCTCTTGGATGAAGGCCGCGTAGATAGAGGAGATTCCTCCTCCAAGGATGACGGTTTCGTTGTCCGCCACTCCAGTGAGGGAAATCAGAGCCATCTTCGGGGCGGGGTCGTAGCCGTTCGCTCCGTCGCTGTTGGTGGCCTTGAAGGTGTCAGGACCGCCACCGGGGTAGGTGGTGTCAGAGGCTCCGTCTTGCCACTCGGTGGTGGACTGAGAGCCGGCTCGAAGTTCCCATGCGCCCACAACGGTCGCAGTTGCAGTTCCAGTCAGTGTCAATTCTTCCATGTTCATTCACTCCATGTTGTTTTTGTGTTCACTTCAGGTCGCGGATTTGGCCCTGCGCTCCAAAGAAAGTCGTCCAAACCTCGCCCATCGTGCGGTAGAGGCCTTCCTGACCAAGACGGTTGATGGCGAATGGGTCGCCAGTCTCGATGCCGGACTCGAAGTATTGCGTGGGGATGGCCGTGCTGAAGTAGAGGTAGTCGGTGTCGAGGAAATACATGCGAGCGAGGCCATCGTCGTCGTTGACGTCCTTCGAGGGGATGATGGGCACACCGTTGTAGGTAGCGACGATGAACCCGGCTTCGATACCGGGAACACCCTTCACACCGTTGTAGGTGGGCGTCACACGCTTCTCTTCCATGAAGCGCTGCTGCGCCTGCAAGAGTTGCTGGAGGCGCATCAGGGTGTCGTAGCCCGTCAGGATGACCTTGGGGTTGCCACCGCGCTCCCACATCTGCTGGAACATCGTGTCGAGCAGGTCGAGGGAGAGGACGCGAGAGGTCGGCGTTCCGCTCGAAGCGTTGACGTTCATCTCAGCGTTGGACCACGAGTTCGCACTGCGGTCAATGCTGTAGATGTCGAGGTGGTCGTCGGAAGCAGCGGTCAAGTGCCCGGAGGCCGCGCTGATACCCGTCGTCGCGTTGGCGCTGTTTTGATAACCAGCGGTGATGCGGTCGAGGGACTCAAAATTGTTGCCCGCTTGGGTGTCGACGTCGGTGGTGAGCATCAGGTTCACCATCTCAGCGTGGTGCTTGCCCATCTCTTCCTTCATCACGGCGCGCATGTCACCGAGGCCGTCGTCCTTGTCGGACAGGAAGATGGCGACTTCGCTCAGGTCGAAGGTGTGAGCGATGGTCTTGGGCTTCGCAGCAACGTGCTGGAAGGTGGGCTTGATGGTTTCAGGCAGGGTGCCGTTCTCAGCAATCCCGCCGCTCAGAGCACCGCCGTTGGGCTTGGCGGTGATGACGCGCCATCCACTTCGCTCCCAAGGCTTCTTGGGAAGGATGGAGAAGGCGTTGAACTCTTGGTTGAGTTGCGACCACACCTTGCGGCCGTAGATGGCCTGATAGGTGCCGCCCGTGGTGGACAGCATCGGTGCGTCAGCCTTGAGCAATTCAGAACCGCTGTAGGTGTAACCCATCGCGTTTCCGGCGCCGTAGTAGTAGCGCTCCATGTCGGTAACAGTTCGGACGTAGTTTCGTGCCATTTCATTCACTCCTCATTTTGTGTTTTGGTGATTGCTCACTCCCCACGAATCGCTCGGTTTGCGAGCGAGTGGACCTCATCCCATGACATGTTGGCGAGGTCGGCCGTCTCGGGGACAGCGACCGTCGGCGCGGCGTCAGCCGACTTGGCGAGCACAGTGCCGCCGTCGGTGGACAGGTTGTCGATGCGCTCATTGAGGGCGCCGAGCGCCTTCATGACTTCATCGAGGGGACCGCGAGCGTCAAACGCTTGAGCCTGAGCCTTCTCGACTTCGACCGTGCGCTCGTGATTATAGCGCTGCTCGAAGTTTCCTTCAAGGGCCTTGCGGAGTTCTTCTTCCTGCTTGGCGGCCTTGAAGACCTCGTAGGCCTCTTCGGCGCTGACGGGGTCAATGGAGGTGAGGAAGTCACCCTTGCTGACTTCGCCGCCACGAGAGAGGCCGGCGCGGGCAAGAGCGTTGGTGGACGGGGAGCCACCTTCCTGAGCACGGCCGTTGACCTGCCCAGCGAAGTAGGAAGCGCCGTCACCGATGGACTCGGGGGTGGAGCCGAGGTTGGCCTTGGAGATGCCGTCGAAGTGGGCGCGAGCACCGTCGGTGTCCACACCAGCGGACTTGAGGGTGTTCTCCATCCAGTCGAGGTATTCGGCCGTGATGACGTCGGAGAACTCGGACTTCTTCTTCTCGTCCTTCTTCTCCTCCTCTTCGGCTTCAGCCTTATACGCGGCCTTTTCCTTCTTGTCGTCGTCCTTCTCGTCCTTCTTGGACTTCTTGTCTTCCATGTGCTCCTTCAGTTGAGGAGGCATGCCCTTTTCCATGGCATCGAGACGGCCTTCGAGCCGCTCAAGCACGCTGTTCATTTGGTTCATTACATCGTCGGTCATTTTGCTCACCTTATTGTTGTCAGTGTCTTCCTTCAGGATTTTGAATGTGGCTTCGGGGTTGATTCCTTTTTCGCAGATTGTGATTTCGTGAAGTTCGAGTTTGGAGATTTCCTGATATGAGCCGTGATTCGCGTCTGCTTTGTGAACTCGCTTGAACGCTTGTCCCCCGATGCTGAATCCTGCAAGGTTTCCTTTCCGAATCTCGGCGGCCACTTCTCGGGCTTTCTCGATGTCATTTCTCAGTTTGACGACCACGAACATTCCCGCGTCATCAACCTCGCTCTTCCAAAACCTCCCTTCGCTGTCTGTGTATGACGGTATTACTTCTCCGACTTGAATGTTCGAGTGCGCTAACTGGACGTTGGAATACTTGGGGTCAGCCATGAACTTCTTGAACGCGTCCTTGAGCGCCGACCGTGTAATCAAGTCCCCCTGTTTGTCTACGAGTTCTACTGAGGCATAGCCAGCAACGACGAGGTCACTGCTCCCCTTGAGGAGAGTGAGGCCGGACTGACTGCTGCTTCGGAGTAGCACACTAATCCCCCGTTGGTGTGTTCACCTACATAAATAAGGCGGCATCAATAGGAGTCGACGTTTTCCTCCAAATCGGTAGACTGCCTCTCATTTTTGTCCTTCAAGCGCTTGCGACGCGCTTCCGGGTATTCTTCCTCGGGGTCCTCGGTGGGACGCTCCTTCATGTCCCAATCAGGCAGGGACTCTTCGGAGGTCAAACGAGTGGGTCCACGAGGCGACTCAACCTGACTCCCTGCGTCAAACGAAAAGCCACGGGCACCGGGGCCACCGGTCATGCGCTCTTTCTCGATGCGGTCCATCAAATCCGCAATCCGCATCAATGTCTTGGCCATCGCCTCGACCTTCTTTGGCTTGAGGATAGCCTCTTCATCGTCTTCCTCAATGATGCCCGCAGACTCTTTGGCTGATTGCCGTTGATTTTTGGGTTCAGTCATGCTACGGACCTTCTCTGTTCCCTTTGAGATGAGAGCCGCCGCTTCCATCCACAGAGGTCGAAGGCTTTCTGCAAGGCGCATGGCGTAGTCGCTCTTTTGCACAGCACCGAGCGCCGCACGCCCCTCAATGGCCCACACACCGTGTTGTGATTTCTCCAAGCGATACGTGATGCTGTCCACTTCGGAGATGTCCAGCGTCAGCCGTTCGCTACCCATGGTGACGTCAAAGGGCACAGCGATGATGGGATGGGACTTGGTCAGGAGACTGAGTGTTTCCAGCGAAGCGGGGGACT